GCTGATAATTCTGAGTATATGGATAGGGTTATTACTACACAGGGAAATCAAAAAACTTTTACAATAAGTGCTTGGGTAAAAAGAACAGAAGTAAATAGTTCCGTAGATGGTTTTGGGCATACTTTTTTCTTTGGGGGTGCTTATGGTAACGAAGCAGTAATACTTAGATTTAATACAGGAACAACTAGTAATGTAGATGCTTTGCAAATAGGAATAGGAATAGGTACAACACAAAATAGAAGTTATACACAAAGAAAATTTCGTGATACCTCTGCTTGGTATCATATTGTTCTTGCTGTTGATACAACACAAGCTACAGCTACTGACAGGTTCAAGTTATATGTAAATGGTGTATTAGAAACAGAATATGCTTCTAGAAATAATCCTGCACAAAACCTTGATACTGGCAACAATAAAGCTCAAAGTTCAACTTACGCTAATAATATAGGCGCATATAAATCAGCAGGAACTGTTTATGGAAAATTTTGTGGATATATAGCACAAGTTTATAATATTGATGGTTCTGCTTTAGCACCCACAGCGTTTGGTGAGTTTGATGAAGATAGTGGTATATGGAAGCCTATAGAATATACAGGTTCTTTCCCTAATAATAGTTTTTATTTAGATTTTCAAGACTCTTCAGACTTAGGCGCACAAGCAAAAGGAGACGATAGAAATTTTACTACATACAACATCACATCAGCAGACCAAGCTACAGATACTCCGACTAATAATTTTTGTACGCTTAATTTTAATACAGGCTACATACAAGGTAGTGATGCCACAACTTTTACACAAGGAGCAACTACAAGGCAAGGTGGCAGTAGTTCTTACAATGGTGCATTAGGTACTATAGGAATTAACCCATTTGTGGGAAGTGCTAAATGGTATTGGGAAGTAGAATTATCTGCAAACAATAATGGAGACGGAATAGAGTTAGGTGCTGGATGGTTAGCAACTTCAATTATACAAAGCACTACAGCAGATAAAGCAACAGCAGGAAATAGTGCGGGTTTTCAAATATGGACTTCTTTTGATTATGACCCACCTGGCGAAGGAACTGGTGCAGATGGCGATGTTTTTGGTTTTTTACTTCAATGCGACTCATCAAATCCAAATTTAAAAATTTATAAAAACGACACATTATTTACAACTAGGCACACTGCAACTTCTTACGATTTTGAAAATGATTTTTATTTCCCAATAGTTTTTATTTACAACACAGGTATGAAAGCATTTTGCAATTTTGGTAATCCATTTGATGCTACAGTATCTTCAGGAAATACAGACCCCAATGGCTATGGTAATTTTGAGTTTGATACAAAATCTGGCTACGCCTTATGCACAAAGAATTTAGCGGAGTACGGATAAATGGCTTATACAAATATAGACGACCCAAGTGCAAATTTTCAAATAAAAATATATACAGGTACAGGTTCAGCACAATCTATTACTTTTGATGGTTTGAATAATATGAAACCTGATATGTGGTGGCAATGCAACAGAGATTTGGCTAGAGGAACTTATGTAGCAGACTCAAGCAGAGGGGTTACTAAATATTTAACAACATTTACATCTAATGCTGATTCAACAGTATCAACTTATGTAACAAGTTTTGATACAAATGGTTTTACTTTGGGCAATGGTGATACTGCTGTTAATAATAGTGAGCAATCATTTGTTACTTGGAACTGGAAAGCTAATGGCGGTACAACAAGTTCCAATACAGATGGCTCGGTAACCTCTACAGTACAAGCCAATACGGATGCAGGATTTAGTATTGTTACTTACTCAAGTGATAATACATCAGCAGAAACTATAGGGCATGGGCTGGGTGTTGTTCCACAGGTTGTTTTAGTAAAAAGAAGGAATAGTGCTAATAGAGATTGGTCTATGTATCACAAAAGTTTGGGTAATACACAATATATACAATTAAATGAAGAATTTACGGCAGCCACTAGCAGTGCTTGGTGGAACGATACATCTCCTACTTCTTCTGTTTTTAGTATTGGAACGGGAAATAATAGCAGGGTAAATTCAACTTCTCAAATAGCCTACTGCTTCGCAGAAAAACAAGGCTACAGTAAGTTTGGCAAGTATGTCGGTAATACTAATACAGATGGTGCGTTCATCTATACAGGCTTTGCTCCAGCTTTTGTTTTAATTAAAAAATATGATACAGCATCAGATAGTTGGGTAATTTTAGATACAGCAAGAAATCCTTTCAACGGAATGGATGCTAGACTATTTCCTGATTTATCAAATGCAGAAAGCACTTCTCAAGTTTTAATAGATTCAGTAAGTAATGGTTTTAAAATGCGTACTGCTGATACAGCGTATAATGGAAGTGGTGTAGGTTACATCTACATGGCATTTGCAGAAAATCCATTCGTAACATCAACAGGTATACCAACAACAGCTAGGTAAAATAATTAATTTGAGGTAAAATAAAATTATGTGGGCATCAGTAGATACAAGCGATAACGTAACCAAGGTTTATACAAGACCAACAGCTATTACCTATGGGGATGTAAATTATCCTCAAAATGTAATGACTTCTTGGTCAAATGCTGAATTAGCAACAATAGGGGTTTACCCAGTTGTAACTGATTCAAGCAACTATGAAGACCCTGCTTACTATATTAATACTAACGAAACTTTTACTTATTACGACAGCGTAAGCGTAGGTGGTACAACTTATACTGATACAGTCGTAGGAGCTTACGGAACAGCTACGCCTATGTCTTTAGACGATACAACAACTACTGATCCTGTTACTGGTGAAACAACTACAACCCCAGGTTTAAAATCAAACGCTATCTCAGTTCAAAATCAAGAAGCCTATGGCATATTACAACCTAGTGATTGGTATGTGGTGCGTAAGTCTGAAAACGGAACAGCGATACCTACGGATTGGGATAATTGGAGAGAGTCAATTAGAACGACTTACCAAAGCCAAGTAACGATGATTAACGCTTGTACTACAGTACCTGAGCTACAGGCTTTGTATGTTTACAGCGATGATGATCCTGATGATGATAATCCGCCAACAAGACCGTTACCTGAGTTTCCACCATCCCCTGATCAAACTTCATAGGAGTAAATTATGAAAAATGTGTATTTAATTTTAATCGGTTTATTTGCCACCTCATGCGCAACAGTAGGTTCTGTTATTGATGGCGGAAAAAATATTGCTATGACTACAGTTGATACAACTGTAAAAACTGCTGGCTCTATTTCAGGAGCAGCATTAAAAGATGTTAGTGGCGTTGTGAATACAGTAGCTGAAACTTACGAAGGTGTAATTACTACAGTTGTTGAAAATATTGACGAGCAAACTGACGAACTTCAAGACAAACCTGAGGAATCTAAATAATGGACGTATTAATACCATTAGGCATAATGGTGCTTGTTATTGCACTATCTATGAGAAAATTCAAACCTGAGCTTTGGAATAAAGTTACATCTAAATTTAAAAAGTAACAACTTTTTATATTCACACATGATATAATTCATGTGTGAATATAGATTTTAAAAAACTTTTCTTTTTAACCCCTCTACTTTTTTCACTAAACGCTGTTGGTGATCAAACAGGCGATTGTGATGCAGGTACTCAGTATTGTGAAAATAATGGTTTAACTACTATTAACACTACGGTGACGACAAACACCAATACAAACAATAACACAAATAATAACACTAACAGCAACACTAATGTCAATACAAACAATAACACCAACACTAGCACGAATACGAATAACTCCACGAACACGAACACGAATAATAACACTTCTACAAATGTTAATACCAGTAATAATACCAATACTAATAATTCTGTAAGTGTAAATACAAACAATAATAATAACACTTCAACATCTACGTCCACTGTCAATTCAACAGTAAATCAAAACGTAAATAACAACAGTAATTCTACTAGTAACAACACTAACACAAATAATAACACTAACATCAATCAATCAACTTCTGATTCTAATGTTACTACTGATAATACCAACACCAATAATAACAACACACGGTCTGACAACACTAACAGAAATATTAACGAGTCTAATTCTACTCAGACTATCAATCAGAATGTAAAAAGCAAAGCACCTCCTGCTTCTGCTATTGCCCCATCTATAATGTCTTATTCACAGGACTTGTGTACTGTTGGTCGTTCTGGTGCTTTTCAAGGACAAGTATTTGGTTTTTCTGGAGGAGGAACTGTTAGAGATGAAAATTGTGAAAGGTTAAAATTATCTAAGTATTTGTATGATATGGGGATGAAAGTAGCATCAGTTAGTTTACTATGCCAAGATCCACGAGTATTTAAAGCTATGAAAATGGCAGGCACACCTTGCCCATATGAAGGTAAAATAGGTAAAGAAGCATCTGTAGAGTGGGCAAAAAATCAATCAAAAAGACCTGATGTTAAAGATGCAGAAAAAGAGTATATACAGAAGTGTACTTATGATTCTAACCCTAATAGAGAAAAAATTAATAAAGACGTTGTAGGTGCGGTCAAGGTTATATATACTAGGAAAACTAAAACTAATAAACAATGCAAAAAAGAATTTTATGCTACGCAATAGCGTGTTTATTTAGTGTTAATGTATTAAGTCAATACACCTACGAATCAGGTCAAGACTTATACCAATTACAAACTAACGCAAATAATTTTGAAGGCGAATTAGCCTACTCGGTGGTAGATGATGGAATTAGCCCAGCAATTGATCTTTCTTTTGATTTTACTTTTTATGGCTCTACATTCAGCCAAGCGAGGATGGCTACCAATGGATGTCTCCATTTTGGCTCTAGTGGTAGCTACTGTAACGATTACACTCCTGATCCTATCAATGGACAACATACTTATACCATATACGCCTTTTGGACTGACCTTATAAGAGATAGTAATTCTCGTATGAAGTCTTGGGGAGACTCAAGCAAAATGATATTTGGTTGGTATGATATGCGTGAGTATAATCGTGTTTCTGATAATAGTTTTGAAATAATACTTTGGAACAATAACTCTTTTGATTTACGGTATGGCCATCTCGATATTATTAATCATGATGTATTGATTGGCGAAGTAGGATCTAAAAAAGAAGACTCGTACACTTATTACTATCATGATGAATGCAGCACAGGAACAACTAACTCCTCTTCTTGTGTAAATAAAAACTGGAACGCTACTACTATAAACACTACTCTAGAGAATGGTGGTTCATTATATGGTTCTGGTAGTGGTAATAATATTGATTGTAGTAATCCCCTTAATGATTCTAGTTGTAGTGGGTATTCAGAAGCTTTATTAACTCAACAGTGTAATATAAGTCAGCTTTATAGTGAGTCGTGCCCTAATTACTGGGATGCTTATGATGATTTACAATGTGATTTAGATCCACAGTACGGACCGTTTTGTCAGGGGTATACACAAGAACAAGATGTAGGGTATTTTCAGGAAGAAGAACAGTTTGATTATGGTTATGAAGAAGAGCAGTTTGGTTATGAAGAAGAACAAATGTTTGAAGAGTTTGTATTCGAGTTTGATGAACAACATTTTGAAGAACAAGAGTTTATGTTTGAAGAAGAAATAATTTTTGAGCAGATGATCCCCTATGAAGACGTATACGAATATTTTGAGCCTATACAGGAGTTCAGACCACCAGAAGAAGAACTATTTATGCCTGTAGAAGAGCTATTAATAGAGGAGTTTATTTTTCAAGAAACGTTTTTAGTAGAAGACTATAGAGAACCAAATACTTTTATTGAACTTGAAACCATAGAACAACTAGAAGAATGGTTTGAAGAAGAAACAAGCATGGAGGAAGAATTAGCAGATTTAGAAGAACCAGAAGAAGAGTTTATAGAAGAAATATTTGAAGAAGAGGTTGTAGAAGAAGTTTTTGAAGCCATAGAAGAACGCATAGCTGAAGCAGAAATAGAAGAAGAAAGAATAGAAAGAGAAGAGACTATAGAAGAAGATGTATTTGAAGAAGAGTTTCTAGTAGTAGAAAAAGAAAATATAAAAGGAGAAAGCTCCATAAGTAAAGAGATAGCCATGAGAGTAGTTTCCTCAACTATAACTACTGCTCAAAAAAGCGTGAGTGGTACTACAGCAGGAACATCAGTGCATTCAACTGGTAATAGTGTGGCGTCTGGTGGTGTAGCGAGTTCTTCAAACTCAGGTATTAGCACTACTTCTTCTCCTAGTTTATCTGACCAATTCGCTAGTGCAACACAGCAGACGAACCAAGTTTTATCTATGTCTGTTCAACCAGAAACTGGTGGTACTTCTTCTATAACAGTCACACCAATGTCCACGATCGATGACACAACTTCAGTTGCTATTGCTGACGTACAGGTACAAAATATACAAGGTGAAATTGACACAGCTTCTTCAGGAGTTATGACTACGTCAGAAGCAGACAAAATAGCAGATAAAATTGTTGCTGCAAATATAGAAGCACAACAAGAAGAAATACAACAAGAACAACAAGAAACAGGTGAGTATGGAGACGAGTCAAAATTGATAGCCCTCATAGGATATTTACCTGCTTTTGATCAATACCGAACAGTTTCTATACCAGATCAGGAAAAGTGGTATTCAGAACGGATTATATATACTAAAATATTAAATGATAATACGCAAGCATTCTACAGTTTAGCAGGACAAAACATAACTACACTGAATAAAATGAAAGACTTGCAACCTACATTATAGGAGTATTGTATGAATTGGTTTGAAAACAAAACAACACAACTAATCGCTTTAGCTGGTATAGTAACAACTCTAGCTGGTTTTGGTTACACTGGTGCGACCTACGTTAATAGAGTAGAAAACTTAGAAGCCAAGATTGGTGGCATCGGCGATACTGAGCAAAAACAAAAATTAATTGAAGAAAGGTTTGCTGGGATTGAAAAATCTGTAGAGTATTTAGAAAAACAAATTAATAATATAGCAATTCCAGATGTTACAGATATTAAAACAGATATAGCTACTATAAAGGCTGATCTACAAAGCCTTGACAAAGCATTAGACAAACTAGAACCTAAAAACCCATTAGCAGGATAAAATTATGAAATTTGGTGCAATAAAAAATTTAGTAGGAGCTTTAGCTCCAACTCTTGGTTCTGCCTTGGCTGGACCACTAGGTGGTCAAGCAGCATCGGTTGTAGCGAGTGTTTTAGGCTGTAACTCAGATCCTAAATCTATTCAACAGGCTGTTCAATCAGCAACACCTGAACAAATGTTAGAGCTTAAAAAAGCAGAAAAACAATTTGAGCTACAAATGAAAGAACTAGAGGTTGATATATTTGCGTTAGAAACTGCAGAAAAACAAAATGCTAGAAAAACTTTTAGTAGAGATTGGACTGCTAGAATTATGGGTACTGCTGTAGTCGGTGGGTTTCTTGGTTATATATTTTTAGTAACTTTACAACCACCTGAGCAAAATAGTGAAGCTTTAATTAATTTAGTACTTGGATATTTAGGAGGTTTAGCAAGTGCTGTGATATCCTTTTATTTTGGTGCTTCTAATACACCAGAAAATAAAGATGGGAACTAGAAAAACAGCCCACGATGTAGCAGCAGATCTTCGTACTCATGAAGCTAAATGCGAGGAAAGATGGAAAACTATTTTTGCAGAAACAGAAGACATCAAAAAAGAAATAAACGATTTGAACGGAACATTAAGAATGGCAATGTTCGGAACTTTTGGTTTTATGGCAACTTTGTTAGTAGCTTTCTTAACAGGTGTAGCAACAATCTAATGAACATATCAGAGGAAGGCATTAATCTTATCAAGAAATTTGAAGGTTGTGAGCTGGAAGCTTATCAAGATGCTGTGGGTGTGTGGACGATAGGTTATGGTCATACAAAAAACGTACAAGAAGGTCAAGTAATAAAGCAAGAAGAAGCCGAGTCTATGTTACTTCATGAACTTTTAGAGTATTGTGACCACGTAGAAAAAGCTGTAGAAGTAGATTTAACACAACATCAGTTTGATGCTCTAGTTTCTTGGACATACAATTTAGGACCAACTAATCTTAATAGATCTACTATGTTAAAAGTAGTAAATGCTAATAACATGGGTGAAGTTCCAACACAAATTAAAAGATGGAATAAAGCTGGCGGAAAAGTTTTAGATGGACTTGTGCGTAGAAGGAAAGCCGAAGCGTTAATGTTTGAAGGTAAAGACTGGACAGAGGTATAGAATGCCATTAAGTAAATTTCAATTTCGTCCTGGAGTGTTTAGAGAAGGCACAGACTATGATAACGAAGGTGGATGGTTTGATGCTAATTTAGTTAGATTCAAAGCAGGCAGACCACAGAAAATAGGTGGATGGCGTAAAGATAATAGTAATAGTTTTTTAGGTACATGTAGAGCCCTACATGGCTGGATTACTTTAGCAGGCACAAAACTTTTAGGGCTAGGTACAAATAAAAAATACTACATAGAAGAAGGCACAACATTCGCCGATATTACACCTATACGTTCCACTACTAATGCAGGAGATGTAACCTTTGCTAAAGTAGGTAACGGAGATGCTACTCTTACAGTAAGCGACACAGCACACGGAGCAGTAGCTGGTGACTTTGTTACATACAGTGGAGCAGTTAGTTTAGGTGGGAACATAGTAGCTTCTGTATTAAATCAAGAATATGAAATAGCTACTATTATAAACGCTAACTCCTACACTATAGAAGCTAAAGATACTAGTGGCGACCCAGTATTAGCAGCAGCAGGAGATAGTGGTAATGGTGGTTCTAACACAGTAGGAGCTTATCAAGTTAATACAGGTTTAGATATTTATGTAACTTCTACAGGTTGGGGTGTTGGTCTTTGGGGGGATGGAACATGGGGTAGCTCTACAGCTTTAACACTAGGTAATCAGTTAAGGCTTTGGTCTCATGATAACTTCGGCGAAGACCTACTTATTAACCCACGTGGCGGAGGAATTTATTATTGGGATGCGACAAACGGATTAACTTCAAGAGCGTACAATTTATCCACACAAAGTGGAGCAGATTTAGTCCCTACAGTCGGACTACAAGTTTTAGTAAGTGAAACAGATAGACATGTAATAGTTTTAGGAGCTGATCCTATATCAGGTACTTCTAGAACAGGTGTAGTCGATCCTATGCTTGTAGCTTTTAGCGACCAAGAAAATCCACTCGATTTTGACCCCAGCAATACGAACACAGCAGGTAGTTTAAGACTTTCTGAAGGTAGCCAAATTATAGGTGGAATTAAAGCAAGACAAGAAGTACTGATATGGAGTGATACAGCTCTATACTCCATGCAGTTTATTGGACCACCCTACACTTTTGGTTTAAATTTAATTAATGACAGTAGTGGGCTTGTAAGCCCTAAAGGTGCTATCAGTAGTCCTAGTGGAGTTTATTGGATGGGGTATGATAGTTTTTATGTATATAACGGAGCAGTGCAAAAAATACCTTGTAGTGTCTTAAGTTATGTATTTGACGACTTTAATGCAGGTCAAGCGTTTAAAGTTTTTGCGTTTAATAACAGTGAATTTAATGAAGTAGGTTGGTTTTATCCTTCAGCTAGTTCTGACGATATTGATCGTTATGTTATTTATAATTACGCAGAAAAGGTGTGGACTATAGGTCAATTAAATAGAACAGCTTGGTTAGATTCTGGTGTAGAAAATTATCCTAGAGCTACTACAGGCAACTATTTATACGAACAAGAGTTTGGCTATGATAATGACGGTAGTCCTATGACTAACGTGTTTATAGAAAGCAGCGACTTTGATATAGGCGACGGAGAAAGTTTTGCGTTCGTTAATAGAATTATTCCTGATATCAAATTTTTAAGTAATAG